TACAGAAGGATGGTATAATATCTACAGTAGTAACAGATATCAAGAGTATCATGTGCATCCTAATAGTATATTCTCAGCAGTATATTTTATGAAGACAGGAGAGGACTCACAAGGACTTCATATTAAAAGACCTGATAACGGTGGTATGATACCACCAAAGAATAAGAAGTGTGACACACCATACAATCAAGAGGTTATTATAGCACCACCACAAGAAAGAACAGTTGTTATATTCAGATCATATTTGGAACACATGGTTCCACCTAGCAAACTTAAAACTGATCGTGTTACTGTAGCATTCAACTTTGCATGAAAAATACTATATTATTTGGAGACTGTAGAGATACACTCCCTACTATTGATGTCAAGGCACGCATGTGTGTCACATCTCCACCATACTACGGACTACGTAACTATGGAGGAGAAGAGAACCAGATAGGACAAGAGGACACACCTGAGCAATTCATTGACAATCTTGTGTCAGTGTTCCGATCAGTGCGTGATGTATTGACTGATGATGGCACATTATGGGTCAACATAGGAGATAGTTACTATAACTATAGACCTGGCAAGGGTCAGGCACTAGTCAAACAGTCAGTGTCTAAGACTAAGCAAGACCTACCTGATACGTGTGCACGTAGAGGTAACAAACTAGAAGGACTCAAAGAGAAAGACCTGATAGGCATACCATGGATGTTAGCATTTGCATTACGTGCAGATGGATGGTATCTTAGACAAGATATTATATGGCATAAACCTAATCCTATGCCAGAGTCTGTCAAGGACAGATGCACTAAATCACATGAGTACCTATTCTTATTATCTAAAAACAAAAAGTATTATTATGACAATGAAGCAATTAAAGAACCAGTCAAACAAGACTGGGGAACAAGAGATCGCACAAGCGGTAAGTACCATAATCCTGGCACTGGCCTTCAACCTCATAGTGGTCTTTCCAAGTCTTATGACAGGAAGAATAAACGATCTGTTTGGTCAATAACCAATAAACCATACAAGGGAGCACATTTCGCAGTATTTCCACCTGAGTTGATTGAACCATGTATTCTAGCAGGGAGTCAGGAGGGAGATATAATTCTTGATCCATTTATGGGATCAGGAACTACAGGCATGGTTGCCAAGAAAAACTTCCGATCCTATATCGGATGTGAGTTGCATGAGGACTATGCCAGTTTACAAACTGATCGCATAGATAGCATACCATCGCAACTTGTGCTATAATGAAGGTAACAATCACTCCAGACTACATTACTATGTACCAGTCACCTTTTTCATCTAACGAGATCAAGTATTTCATGAGTCTTATGCAGAATGACACCAAGGCAACAGGCAAAGGTGCAACATATGCTAAGTTAGAGGTACTATTATCAAAGCAAAATGGACGCTAAATCAATGACAGGAGCAGAGAAACTCCTTTTTATTTTCTCATTCATTAATTTCTTACATTGGGGAACAAAACTATGTCTTGTTACATTACGTTTGGTGGGTATCGGAATCGCAAGCGACTTGCTAAATCTGTCATCGAGTGGTTCGTGGCAGATCGTAAACTCAATCGCTTCAACACGTTTATCCATATTATAGACAGAAACCTCAAGAGAGAAGGTATGTATGGTTGTATCCATAGCATAGATCAATTGTCACGTCCAAGATTCTTTGAGATTGAAATGGACAATCAACAGGACAATACATCATATGTGACTACACTCATGCATGAACTGACTCATTTTGAGCAGAGATTACGTGGTAAGTGGAAACAGCAATGGAAGAAGGACAAGGTAGAGAACAAATGGCATAGTAAGATTATCCCAGACACAACTAAATATGATGATGAACCATGGGAAATCGAGGCACATGCACTAGAGAAATACTACTATGAGCAATATATTACAACGCAACATTAAGATAGAATCACATTATATACCAGTAGATGTTAAAATAAGAGAAGCAATACTAAAACGTGGTGACGAGTTAAATCGTTCATCACCTGTACGTGCAGACCACACACAATGGAAACTGCATCGTAATAGTGAATACAGTTACTTTATAGACAAATTTCATGAAATCTATCCCAAATACAGGATCAACGAACTCTGGGGATGCACATATCGACAAGGCGATTATGCTGAAGCTCATAATCATTTTGGGTTTGACCTCGCTTTTGTTTGGTTTGTGGATACCTGTAGTTTTTGTTCTCCGTTAATATTCCCAGATACACAGCACTTGTGGATGAAACCACTTCATGTCATTACACCAGAAGTAGGAAGGTTATATGTTTTTAATGCAGAGGATATACATTACGTCGAACCACATACATGTGAACATCCAAGAATTATTATGTCAGGGAACGTAAGGAAGAACGTAGAGACGACGAGAGATCCATGGTTGGAGAATGAGCATCGAGACTATGCAGGAGAGGTATAATCTGCTATAATAGAAGAAGTTAATATAAATTCATGCCCTTATTTCTAATTGTACTAGGAGCATCAGCAATTGGTGCTTCTATTGCCTTGTTTATACTCAGAATGAACCCTGACTATGTGCCAGTTGAGAAACCTACACGTAAGGGTAGACAAAGAGACATGGATGCACTATAATAATAGAGGAGAAAACAATCAGTATTAATTTACTAGATTTGTTTTCTCGCATCCAATCATCATCGTGAAATTAAACCCTAAACAACACATGATTACACCAACACGACAGGTTGTGACTCCTGCAATGATCAGTAGTCAAATCAAGGGTATCAAACGTGCTCTTAAACAACCAGAACTATACACTGATGATGAATTACGTATGCTCAAACGTTCATTACGTGAGTTATACGCAGAACGAACTGACTTAAATAGAGGTAATGGATTTGGTTAAATGCCGAAGCACAACTTCAAAGTCGGTGATCTTGTCACTTACATAGACCACACAAACAACAACACATACGATAAGAGTGACATATCGTTCATCTCTACTGAATACATAGTAGTATGCATTCATAGGGAACTGAAGACACCAGAGGAAGCAGCACATGCGGTCTCTAAATGGAGAGAAGTTAAAATATTAGTTTATTCAGAATACTGGAACAATCTAATCCCCCGAACTCAAAATGACTCAATCCAAGAAAGTCCAATTTCAAATCCGCAAGCAAGACGTGATAGTTGAACTTGTAGAACAACGTAAAGGAGTATACTGGTCATATCCAGATACACTACTAAAGGCAGGACCTTTTAAATCAGAAGCAACTGCTATTGAAGATGCCAAACTATACTCACAGTATGGAACGACATCAAAACAACTATTAAAGACAGGTAATGCTTATCCTAAGTCAGCAACATATACTAGAAGGAGAGCATACAATGGATGATAGACTCCTAGAACGTAGAAGATCTTGCCTTATGTCTCTTTCCAAGAATAATATAGCACTAGGGAAGGAAGTTTATGAGTTTTGTGATCTCTTTTCTCATTCCTCAGAGGATCTCGCAGACGCAGCGGAAATTTTTTTAAAGAATCTCCATGGACTCTACCCAGAATCTAAACTTGGTGGACGCGGAGTGGATTCAGATAATTCCGCAGCAAATTAGAGGTATATTTGGTATCACAGTATACTAATTACCCACAGATTTCCTAGATCTCCGTAACGTGATCTGGGATTTACTGTTAATGCCTATGAAAATGACTATGATTTCTAAATGTTTTAAAAAATATACCTGAGCGAGATATCTAGTTGGAGTGTGTTTGGGTTCTTGGGTCTTAGCGAGCAATGCACGAGATGTCAAGGAGATATGTGACAGTTCTTAAAGTGGCACAAAGATCTTGCATTTTCTTTGAGAATGTCTTATAATTAGGTGTAAGGAAACAAATCTCATGGCAGCAAAGAAACACACATTCGATATAAAAGAACTCAGTTCTGCTATCGACAAAATAATCGTGCAGGGATCCAAGGTTTTCATCAATTTCTCAGGAAACGAGAAAACCTACGAGTATTCTTGGAAACTTGCAAACAAGGATTTACTGACAGCTTTGGACGGTTTTATCAAAAACCCAGAAAGTTTTTCATTAGGTAGGTTTTATAACGATTCTCTGAAAAAAGGTGATTTAGTACAAGTTACTACAGTATAGTCAAAAACTACCAAAAGGGACAGAAATGGCCAAAAGTTACAAAACTCGCAAAAAGAGTGCATTCTCACAGAAAAGAAAAAACCTGAGAGAAATGGAGGAACTGGAAGAAAGTGGACTATTTGATCTATTATCTAATAGACAGAAGCTTTATTCTAAAATGGACATTAATGATGATTAAGACTTATATAGACTCATATGAGACATATAAGACACTTGAGACAGCTGTGAGCCTGTGTCAGTACCTGTTGGATACTGATCAGGTTCTTCCACAGTATAAAACCCTCTGCAACTATTTGTTGCTAGAGGGTTGTTGTTATGACGTTGGATATATTATTTAAAGGGACGTTTGGCACTTGGGGAGTTGCCATTTAATTTTCTTCTCGAAATCCGCAATATCAAAACAGATCTCGCACAGGCAATCAAAGTCGGGGAATGCATCTCGCCAGTCGTAATCCTCTTCTAGTGGTGCGTCCCAGTAATAATAGAGATCGGGTTGATAACTCTGTGCTTCAAGGTGAGAGTCCTTAGAATAATCTAAGTCCTCTCTGTATGATTCGTCATAGTTACCGCATACGTCGCAAAGTGCCATTACTCTAAACTGTGTTTGAATTTGCGTACATAGTTTTGAAAGTTGTCTAGGTCATGTTCCTCTACTGAGTCGTTATCCTCGCCAAAGTAATAGAAACACTTGTTGACGTTAGAGATGAAATCTATTAACGCCAACTCGTTTTTAGTGTATCCGTCCATTTATAGATACCCCGCAAATTCCATTCCTGGTTCATCATAAAACCATTGTATGTCTGCATCTTCAAATTTTTCTTTCAATGCTCTGCATATCTCCTCTGGTGGTGACCATGCTGTGTTAAACTGTAGATTCAGTTCTTGTTCATCTTCGTCAATACTGAGATCATAGCAATCCCACTTAGTACCCCAGTTGGCGACTCTCCAGTTGTACCATCTGTCATCACTCACGTCAGTTGATTCAAAATAGAGTCCTTCGCCAAATCCTTTATCTTTGACGACTGGTAGTTCACCTTTCTCACCTCTAGGTTTTGAGAAACTGTACTCTTGTACGTCATTCTCTGCAAGTGGTGTATTCTTCCAGTCTGGTTCGGGTATAATTTGTCCGAATACTGTTTTGTCCACGTATGGATTTGTACCAGTTTCAAAGATGTCATGTATTTCTTTGATCACCTCTGGTTTCTGTGAGTAGACGTGTACTCGGTTGTAACAATGGTTTGGCATAAGTTTGGAAATCTTTGTTATATACTATATTATAGTACATCACCACCACTTGTGAAGTGGTAGTGTGCCACTATTTCAACTGGATCTCGTAATCTATAGAACTGATACACCAACCCGAATTGCACGTAATCTCTTCAATCAGGTCATCTTCATCATCTGCTTCCCAGACTCCTAGGTGTTCCCGTATGATCAGTTCTTGATCCGATTTGGGTATACTGTAAATTGGATCTAAGTCGTCATTAAAATCAAACTGGATGTCGGTAACATTATAATACAATGGACTCTCCTTTCTTTAATGAGTACTGTCCCTCAATGTCCCGTGGTGGGTAGGAACCGTAAACACATTCAATCATCTCTTCATCACCCTCGTCGGCGACATGTTCAATTAATTCTTGTTCAGTCATGTCCCTAAAATGTTCAATAAGACATTCATATGCGTACTGACGCAGCATGTCACATGAGTCCATTCTGTCTACCTCTGTTGATGCATACATCTCTAAAAGTGCATCAAATCTTGAATCAGTGTGTTGTGGCATAATTGGAAATCTTGTTATACTTTATAATACCATGTACCTGATAGATATCAACCCCGGGTAGCCAGTAATAATATTGGCACATCAGCCGATGCATCCCACTGGATCAGCGGTAGACTGGAGGATTACAGTACTCACCATCGTAATAGTCCTGATCCAGTATTTCTTTCAGTACCTCATCTCCATACTGTTCTCTTATTTCTCTAAGCTGATCCTCTATCTCTTGTTGGAAGTTGAACATAATGGTAACAGATGCTACTACTAATTATACTATAAATCGGAATTGTTGTCAATTCTTAACATTAGGATCATAATACATACGTAGGACCTTGCGGATCATACAAAAAATAAACCAAGGCAGCAGTTCATTATTTGTAGAAGTTGGTATTGTTGTTTTATTCATTAATTCAAATATTACAAAAAACAAAAAAACTCAAAAAGTCAAAAAACTGACTTTCTGAGTTTCTGGGAAAGGACCTTTATCTTGAAATCAGATATCCATCAAAAAATGGTTCGGTGAAGTCCTTGCCTGAGATGTACCACTGCCAGTCACGCTGATAGATGCTGATGTTATGTACAAAGCAGTCAAGGATTGCGTTCAACCTAGATTTAGTGGTGACTGTCTCCCATCCACATGAAGAGAGTCTGATATCACCCTCATTGGAGATGGTAGCGATGTTGTGACCGTGCAAGTAAACAAATGTGTCCCCGTGCTTGTTAACCTCAACACGTGTATTGTCTTTTGCCCAGTTACGGCGACCTGCAATCGCTGCATTCATTTGTGCTTCAATCTTTCTCATGTGACCTCCTAGTTTGATGATGTAACGATAGCACCTTCAAGGTGTCCAGATAATGCATTGAGAGCGTTGTAGCACTCGTCGTCATCTTGAATGAAGGGATTGTCAAGTGCTCTGTCTAGAGCAGCAGTGAAGACAGATGCTTCTTCTGCGGTGAGTTTGAGTGTGATCATTTGGAAATCTGTGTCGTATGATTGTATTATAGACGAGATCGCCAAGAAATCTACCGATGTTGTGCCACTAATGTGATTGTCACATAGTGGATCGGTGATCTCTTGGAACGACCATTTATAATATAACCCATACTAGGGTGTTTGTCAACTACCTGTGTGACAGTTTAATAATTGTCACTGTAGTCCTTATGTTTCGCTATCTTTTTCTTGTTACCTCTCTTGACGTTCTTGACATCTGCAGCATACTTACTATATTCTGCTGTGTAGTCATCAGAATATGTCTTAATGTTGTGAGATTTACCCATTTCAGTAGATAGAATATAAATTACTCTTATTTAGATATCTACCAGGACTTTCTCACGTCTTGATTTGTGAATGAACTTACCAACACTGCCACCATCTTGCAGTAACTCATTACTTGTTAGTACTGAACATAGAGAATTACTAAATTCTGGGATATTCTCACATTTATATTCGTATACTTTATCTAAATTACTAGAATATGTAATTTTTACTACTTTTTCGTTTATTTCTACTGAATTAATCGCAGAACTGAAGAAATTTGAATAAAGTGTCATCTTTTATAAAGAAAATAACTGATTTTATGAGTTTTCCACAGGTTTGTGGAAAAATAGAAAGAAAAAGACCCCAAAAACTCAAAAAAGACGCTTAATTAAGATTTCCAAACTTTATAAAAAGTCATTTTTTAAGTTTTTGAAGTTTTTCAGATTCCCATGTTTCTAATATAACTGATTTTCTGAGTTTTGTCAAGTATTGTGTGCCAGTTTGCTGACTGGATTCGGAATATTTCAGTTTGTTAACAAAGACTTGACATTTGATACATAGCAGCCTAAGACGACAACGACAGAGCACCTTACCTATATTTTTTCAATGATTTCAAAAGGTTTCAGAGAACTGTGGAAAAACTGTGGAAAACTCAGTCATATCAATGTGCGGATACTTGTGTTGAAAGGGTAGTATCCTACACTATCTGATACTATTTGAGATCGTACTCAATAATGATCTTCTTACTCTCTTTTCCATCAGTATCAGTGGTAGATGACTTCGTGATCTTACCTTCTAAGAGAGATGCAATGTGTGATATCTCATTGACTAAATCTTCCTCTTTACTTGGATATACTATCAATTTATCCCAAGGTTGATTCGGATCTATAATATGTTAATCTGGATCTGCGTCTACTTCCCAAGGGAGATCACATTCTTTATACTCCTCAACACACTTTTCCTCACATTCCTTATCGTTAGGGTCACATTCACTGGTACATTCAAGTAGTTGATCAGTACAGTCCAGTTGTTCTTCTTTCTTGTGTTCGGTAGTATCTCTTTGAATCTGTGTACCATTTATTGCTTTTTTAATATCGTTATGTAACCTTTCTATTGGTGATGCCACTTCACCTTTAATTGGTTCATGTCCTGCCATAAGTACTTGTTCCATTATGGTATTGTATTTATTCTTCTTCTGGGTGTTTACAATGACTTGGTTCATCATCATACTTACGTTCATAGTCATATCCATCCAATACTATCACTGGTGCAATGACACTATGATACTCCTCCCATAGTTCTTTAGGATTAGGATGAAATTGAAGTGGTTCTTCTTTCTTATCCATTAAAATGACGCTTCTACATCACATACTTCATCATAGCATATAGAATAAGTTATGTCATCCTTCCAATAAGAAGTATAAAGTTTGTCCCATATCATAGTAAACTCCTCTATTGTCAGATTCTTAAATAGAACCTTCTCTTGAAAATAGATGTGATAACTCTGTCCTTTCATTCTTCTATTTCAAAATACCACTTGATATGTTTGATATAATCAAATGTGCATGACAGATCTGCATCACAACTGATATCATACTTCCTGTCACATAGAAACTTTCTAAGGTCATAGACAGAATCAAATCGTCCTTGATGTCTTTCCTGATCGTCATACAAATGGTATTTCATTCTTCTTCAGTACTGTTAAGTTCTTCTATTGCATCCACTGGTACTTCATGCTCACCACCAATCTTATACCAGTGTTGTGGAATACCGATGCTATCCTCACGTACACCAAGATATTCTATCTGGTCTGTACTAAAACTATGCTCACGTAGCATTGCTTGTAGTTGCCAATGTATCAATTCAGATTTCTTCATTTGCCTTCTGATAAACTATCATAATAATTTGCGAGACTTTCTGGATGTTTCTTCTCTAGTTCTAACTTCAGTTGTCTCTCGCATTCATACTCAAGAGTGTATACTGCGTCTTGCAAGTATTTCTCAAACTCATTGTCCTCAAACAGATCATGGAGGTGATGTATGTGCTCCAGTGCGAACACCAACTTGGTAGTATTATTCATTCTCATAGGTCTTTGAGTTTAGGTTCTACCCAATGTTCCGTGTTGTCAATGCCTGCCGCCTTGACATACCGCATGATATGATCATCTATCTGGTGATATATGGGATGTAGATCCAAATCCATGTTAATATCATGTGCGATCTGAGCGACTTGTGCTTCAGTTAAGCAGTGATCTGGATGCAACAAATCACAGGTGGGTATCCTGTGCTCTATGAGTTCATTTAGATTGAGTCTGATCTCATAATCTCTGTATACTGGCATGATTAATTGTGAGGGTCATAATAACGTAGGATGTACGCAATGTATAAAATGAGGGGAGCGACTCCGAGTACAACGAGACTTGTCATTCTTCTGAGAAGTTAGTTTCTATTTCTGTATCTATTTTATCTAATAGTTTATCAAATTTAGTCAAAGCCTCAACATCATTTAACAATTTACCAAGAGAATGAATAGTAATCGCTCGTTCGCTACGTGCTGCACACGCTAAGGCATTACGAATGTTACCTTGTGCTTCTATTAGATACTCTTCTACTTTCTTTGATAGTGCCATAATGTGTACTCCTCTGGTCTTAACTTTTTGGTCTTAATGGATTTACAAACGTCCTCATAGTGTCCGTACCATGATCTGTTGAATGCATTCTTCTTAGTTGGTTCAAGATACCAAGGGAACATGCGATGGCAATTTCCATTACCATTAGAGAGTTCCCATAGATCAATGTTCTTTGTCTTATTAAAGACTGGTTTCTTATCAATGCGAGTCCTTCTAGGTTCTCGCTTTGCTTCCTGAGTTGTCAGTTTGGATATGTTCTTCTCCAAACTTCTTTGTGTTCTAGGCAAGTTTCTTAAGTTCCTCCATACTTTGCATAATGTTCTTAGCAAGTTGTTTATCCTCACTGTGAGTAGCTTTAATATACTCCGCAGTGAGTCTCTTCAACTCGTCCTCAACTTTTGCTTTGTTCATAGAGTTCATTTAACTCGTCTCCATCAAAGAATACAGTGGACTCGTTTATATAGGTCCTTGTATCAACCCATTCAAACCACTCATCCATGAATGCCATACTATCTTGTTCTCTTCCATCTGCAAGTAGAGTATGAAATCTACCTACAATCCAATGAACGAGAGATGATCTCTGTCTATTTAATTTTGATGTATCACCATCAGGTGCTGGTGAATAGAAATCTTTAGGTGGCATAAGGACTCCTTACTGTGTCTGATTTACGTGGATAAGCAGCGACCTCTGGATCAGGGTCTAACCACTTTACATACTCTGGATCTTCAATACAACAATCAAGTTGTGCTGAACTATCTAGGTAATACATGTCATTCCATCGCCATGTATTGTAATTCATTTTCTGTATTCTGAGATCTGGATAACCAGACTCTAGTTCGCCAAACTGTACAAATCTGTAAGGATAACGATCTAAGATAACCTCAAGTTTCATTTTCTATCCTCATTGAGTGGTGAATTGAAATATTTGCGGTTAGCAACATATAATACTGCGAGTGCAGTTAAAATTCCTCCAAATCCTATCAATAGAATAGGACTATTTGGAAAATCATAAAATGGTACGTTAGTCATTGAATTGTCCTAATTTAACTTCAGCAAGAGATGCTACCATGTTCCATGCAGTTTCTCCTGATACTGTGTTTTGATCACAGAAATACTCTACAGTATCCTCCATGATCTCCAACATCTCAATGAGTTGTTGTTCTTGTTTCTTTGTGATTTTGTCGTTGTTCATCGTCTGACTACCGTTAAATCGTTTGTAAGATGATTATAAGACAAAAAGGATAGATCTGATGGTAGAGCATCCTCAAGTGCCTTACAGAACTCTAGGGTATAGAAAGACTG